TCCTTACACCATAACCACCTATGATAAGTGTTACTTCACCATCAGAGTTTTCAGAAGGTGCATCAAATGCTTGCTGCATCAATGTTTCAGATATAGACCTTAGCGTGCCTCCATTATCCAGAACAGTAGCAGCCCAGAACTCTTGACCAGCGTTTGCAGGATTTAATCCACCTACAGCACCAGTTTCATTGATTATATTTCCAAGACCATTTAGTTCTTTACCATAGTTGCCTGTCCTATATACGCCATGTGTTGCATCAGTTGTAATTGCTGCACCATCAATTGTTATCGTTTTTTTCCCTTTGTCGATAGCAGTTATTGTTCTATTTGTTGCAACAGCGGTTCCATCAGCCATAACAAGTATATCAACCTTCATACCAACTCGCAAGTTGCTCATTTTTGTGCTTGCATCAAGTGCGATAGTATTAGTTGCAGTAGAATTTGTAGCACATTTTGCAAGTAAGCCAGTGCCATCACCAAATAATTGTCTGTTTATATCCATAGCCATTGTATTAGCCATACCTTTTATTTCAGAGTCTAATGCTCTTACAAATGCGCCTTTATCTTTTAAAGTAGTTTTTATTACAACTTCTGTGATAGCTATTTGACCCCAATTGTATTTTGGTGTGTATTTTGCAACTTTGTACTGCTGGTTACCTGCATCAGGCAATGGACCTTTCTCACCACGTGCACCAACACCCTCGTTAAAACCAGCATGTACAGGTATCACAAATTCTCTACCAAATAAAGCTTCAGAGTCTCTTTTTAATCTCTTGAGTAAAATAGTTTTTGTGTTCAATTGTTCAACAATCGCAGGAGCATAATTCTCTTTTAAAATTGCATCATAAGTAGTTAAATTAGCAGCCATTCAAACCAACCTCCTATTGATTTTGTAATAATCTTGCTAATGCAGCCTTTTTGGCTTCATCAAAAGTTTTAATCTGTCTTCCTCCTGCTGGAATACCGCCTCCACTTCCTTCAGGTGAAGGGAGTGTTCCAGACTGCTGTCTTTTTTGTGCTAAATATTCTTCAATAGCTTGTTTCTTTATCGCTTCAATGTCTGGTTCTTGGAAGTTTTCAGCTTTCCAGAGCTTATAAGCCTTTTCTAAATCAGTTATTCCATAATCAACAGCTGTTTGTAGGATTTCTACTTCGTTTTCTGCAAAGTCTTTATACTTTGCTGACAATTTTTCAATTTCTTTTTCAAGCGCCATATCTTCAAGCTGTTCCTCAAGTGTTCTAAATCTCTCTTCGTATGGGTCTACATATTCATCTGCAAATTCTTCTGTTTCTTCTGGTTCTTCTGGTTCGTAATACTGTTGGTCTAATGAAGCTAAATATTCTTCATACTGTCTTTGGAGCTCCTCAATCTTTTTTTGCCATTGTTTTTCGGCACGTGCCAACCTTTCGCTGATGATTCTGTTTACATCCTCTTGAGTAAAATATCTTTCTTGCTTTGTTTCCGGTGTTTTTTGCCCACCGTCGGCATAATTCACATCTCCTTGACCTAAATCATCATTACCGGCATTTACCCCTGCCGTTGGGTTCATGAATTCATCCATAACTCTCCTTGACCTCCCTTAAATATAAAAAAGCGTGTTTTTACTTAGAAACACGCTTTTTGGCGTTTATTCTGTTTAAAATTGCTTGTACTTTTGGACTTGATGTTTTTCTTTCAGTTTTAGGATGCCAGACAGAAGTAACTACAGTTCTGCCTCCTCTGTCACCTTTTTTATTTAAAATAGCCAAAGTTAATACATGGCTTCCAACTTTCTTCTTCCTCCATGCAACAATATTTCTTTTAGGCGGATTTTTATAATCTTCAACAACATAATTAGCTGTTGTTACAACCTTAATCGGCTTTTTCATACTTACCGCCTTCCTTTTTGTGCTAACTGCTGAAACCTTTTATTACCATACTTTTTACGTCCAATCCATGCTGCAAGAGCTTCAGGATTATACGCCCCCTGTTTGCGTAGGCGTTTCACTAATGCCCGGAATCTCGCTCCCGTTCCCAGTTTCGGTTTGCCCACCTCCAGTACCTCCTAACATATCAGCTAAATTTGGCATAACACCGCTATTTGGTTGTTGTAATAACTGCTGTAATTGTGACATCATTCCCCCTTGTTGCTGTAGAAAACTTTGATGTACGGCTACATGCTGCGCAAATAATTGTTTTATCTCGTCAGGTAATGCATCGTACTCTTCAGTCTTTCTAAACTTGTTGTGTTCATAAATATGCACTTCATGGTTCTCAAAATCTTCTGGCTCTTCATATTGACCTTGTTTCATAAGTTCATTTTCTCTTTGTGCTTGTGAAGTATCTAAATCAATATCATCGTAAATTCCTTCCACATCACCAAACTCAAGCAGTTTTAACACAACTTTCGGGTCTTGAATTATCCTTTGCTCCCACAGTGAAATAATAAATTCCTGTTTTGCAACTCTGCTTTGTGGCAAGCTTGACCCTGCCTGTACTTTTGCATCTACATCTTCCGGTATATCTCTTCCCATAAATGTAAACACTTCAACAGTATTGTTTTCTCCCACAATTCGTCCTACTCTTGGTTCTATATAAAACTGTCTTACAAGTCTTAATTTCAATGTTTCAACCTTTTCTAAAGCTTTTTCATAACTTTGAGCAGTAACAGTAAGCCTTGTATCATCCTGCTCTTGCAGGTATGCTATTGCAATACCAGACCTTAAACCTGCTGGAATTTGTGCATGTGATACTTCATGCTGACCTGAAACATCATAAAATTCACTTCTTATTTGGTCGAATTCTTTCCAGAAGGTAGCTGGGACATCAATTCCCCTAATTGGCTCTGGTCTTAAACCTGCAATAGGAACATATTCTATATTTTCACCCGGAGCAGAAGTAATTTGTGCCTCCAGCGACCCTTTAGGTACAAGCCATTTAGGTTTTGACATTAAATTTCTTATTTCAATTGCCTGTGAACGTGCCTTGTTATAGTTCATTTGAGGTTTTATAAGGTCTGTTACTACCGAATCACCCCAAAATCTGCCCGGAACTGGTATATGAGGGAAAGCTGCAAAAGGAAGTATGCCTTGTTCATAAGGATTGTCACCGGCAAAAAGTACTTTGTCTTTTACATAAACAACATATCTGCCTTTTGGATATTTGCTTGTTGGTCTTTGCCAAAATTCTTTTACAACAACACCTTTTCTAATATTTTGGCTGGTATTATCTGTTAATAAAAACATTTTGCCTTCAAGATATTGATTTACATTTATTGCCTCTGGCTCAACTTCTACACCATATTTTTCAGCCACATACTCAGCCGAACGGATTTTTACATGAAAACACCAATTCATTTCATCAATTGTTGTAGCATATGGGTCTGGATAAAATTCAAAAGGTGAGACAGCACTCAAAACCACCTCACCTAATCGTGTACCTTCATCATCTATGACTTCTCCGGCTGTTGGGTCATAATAAACTTTAAAAATACCTGTACCAGTAACAAGAGCCCATAAAAGAACTTGTTTTCTTATCTCATCCGTATTGGTTTTATCCCATAAATACTGCCTAATTTTTTCTGCTCCCTTAGCTTGGTTTACCCTATCTGGTTCATTACCAGTAGGTTGCACACCTATAATTGGCTTTTGTTTCATCAATTTCGCTAATTCAGTCCTGACAATAGGTCTTATAAAATTTACTGTCGTCAGTACTCTCCATTCTGGAACTATGGGTCTTTCTAAACTTTTAGTTACAGGATTCCATATAACCCACTGTTCTCCTAAGTAAAATGACAAATTAATAAGCCACTGTTTTTCAAGTGGCATTCTTGCGTTTTCTGCTTCCAATAATTTTTCGTCTAAATCCTGAATAAGCTGTTTGTCTTTTATTTTGTTTTTTATTTCATCAAAAGATATAACCATATTAATTCACCACACTTTACAGGTTATAAAGCCTTGCGTCTAAATCTTCATAAACAGCATTTTCTTGCATTTTTTTAGAATTTTCATCAACATTTTGAAGTGTTTTATACTCAACATAATCTTTAGCCATAATCCTGTCTAAGAGCATTTGCCTTTCTATAAACCACTGTCTTTTTTCTCTTTGCATTTCCATAAACCAATAAAAATTAAACGCCAAAACTATTATGACAAACAAATATTCCATCATTTCTCACCCTCCAATTCTTCTAAAAGCGATTCGATAGCATAATCAACATCCATCGGGACGATTTCACCATTTGGTTTAAACACTTTTGGTGCATAACTTAAAGCTTTTTTACCTTCTTCTGTTTGAAAATAGTTATAAAGCTCATTTTTTATTGCTTCTTTGGTTGTTTTACTCATTTTTTTACCTTTCTGAAAACCATGTTTTTTAGCTATTTTGAATAAATCATCTCTCGTCATCATAAAAAAATCACCTCTTTTTTGAGGTAAAATCTTGTTTATTCTCTAATTTAGGTCCTTCTAAAAAATTTTTGTTGTAAACTTCAGCTATTTCTTTGGCACAGTCCAAACATAAATAATCAACAGGACTTACGTCTATATAACCTCCTGTTTTAACTTGTCCACAAACTATACACGCACCTAACATATCAGTTTTTACAAGTTTCATATAAAGACCTCCTTAAAACCAACCACTTTCTTTTGGCTTTCTTGCATTAAATGCCCGCTCAATAGCAATTTCAAATATTGATTTTTTCTTTTCACTTTTAGTATGAGGTACAAACATTTCAAGAGCAGCATAAGCAGCAGCATCCACTTGGTCGTCGTGTGTTCCATTTGGGAACATCAAAAGCTCATTTTCAAAATCATTAAGCCATTCAGCACCTGATAAATGATATACCTTGCCATTTTCATACCTTGCTGCCAATGGCTGTGCTCTTGCCCATTTGTCTTTATCTGGCTCTAATTCTCTGATTGGTATTCCTTTACGTAAAACCATTTGTATAAGCGCTGTTTGATATGCAACTTTTTCTATTCCGACATATGCAGGTTTCCATTTGTAATAGTTATTAACAATTAAATCTACTTGGTCAGGTCCTTCTATTCTGGTTCTGATGTTATCTAAAAGCAATAAATCCGATTCAGGTGTGACTGCCCATGTCTGCAAAACAAAATAATCGGCAGTTTCTTTTGTACTTATTGCAGGGTCGCATACTTGGAATATCCAGCAGTGATTTTTGTGGATATATCTATTTCCATCAAGTACATAATAATCATTCTCTATTGTAAAGTGCTTAAAATACTGCTTCTTAAATAAACCTCCTTCAGCAGGTTGAGGTCTTTGTTGATACAAAGCTGTAAACATGTGATTTCCTAAAGCAGCTTTAATGCTTTCAATCTCTTCAAGTGAAAATCTTTCAGGCCACAGAGGTTCTCCAACTTTGCGACCTAATATGTCATTCTCTTCTGCCAATGCAGGAAGAGAAATAACATCCCATTTTTCACCATCTTCTTCAGCTTGTTTCAAAAGCCTACCAGCCAAATCATCTTCATGCCATCTTGTCATAACAAGTACTATTGCACCATTTGGAGCAAGCCTTGTTCTTAATGTTGACCTATACCAGTCCCATATTTTTTCTCTAATAATGTCACTTTGTGCTTCTTCCCAGTTCTTGACTGGGTCGTCTATAATAGCCACATGAGCACCTCTACCAGTAATAGGACCACCAACACCAGCCGCTGTTAAACCACCTCTATGGTCTTGTAAACCCCATCTTTCAACAGAACTTAAAGTTTTTGATATTTCAACGCCAAATATTTTTGGTCCCCATTCTTTAAACGTGTCTCTTGCAATTCTTGAAAAATCAAATGCCAATTCTGCTGAATATGAAGATATAATTATCTCTTTATCTGGATTTCTACCTAAAAACCATACTGGAAACTTTTTTGACACAACCTCAGAATTATGTGTTGGTATCATACCTTCACCAACAAGGAATAAATGAGATGGATGTTCAACTTCTATACATATAGTATCTGCGTAACCTGCTGGTTCAATATTAATGTAATTACCGGGCGATTTTGTCGCATTTCTACAGTACTTACGCTTTCTTGGCAGTGATGCAGCTTCAGAAAAATAAAATATAACCCTCCACTTATCTCCACATATTTTGCCGTATAAAGTTGCTGTTCCTTTAAGAATTGAACATTTAACTCCAAGAGAGCGTACTAACTCAGCTACATCTTTTGCTAAACGTTCATTAGTAGTACTAAATTCTACACATCCATTAGGTGCTACATAGCCATCAGTATCAATAAGTCCTTGAAGTAAAGCAATCCGTTGTTCCCTCGATGCACGCAGATATTGTGGTGGAATGTGTTTATTATCAAGTAAATTATTTTCTCTTAAAAGAGTTTGCAAACCAAGTATACCAGTATTTTTTTTATCTTTATGTGGTCTGGTAATAAAACCTTCTTCTCTAATTCTTGATAAAATATGTTCTTTATCTTCTTCACTTTGCGTAATAAAACCCATTGAACTTCTACCATCACCCAACCAAACCCCAAGTGTGTAAGGTGGTATAGGTAAATCACGTTCCGGCAATTCTAAGCCAGAATGCATTGGTATCATTGGCGCACGGAATTCTCTCATACGCTTTTGTCTTTCATATAAAAATTGTGTTTCACGAATGCTAAATACTTTACGTTTTCTGTCAAGTCTTACATACCATTCATGCGCAGCATCAGCAATTACACTTGTACCTGTGTCAGTAGTAATTTTATATACAGGGCGATTTTTCCATATAGGAGATACGCCTACTACTCTCGTAATTGTACCATCTATAGCAAACACTGCATCGCCCGGTTTTAAATCCTTTATTAATTTCCAACCATCAGGAGTAGGTACAGGTGTATCTAATGCTAATGCCTTACCAAATCTTGGTGGCATAAACACCATTAACCTTTTTAATTCTCCTCTTTCTACTGCTTCAAGCTTATCACACAGCAACTCTAAATGTTT